GTCCTAAGCTCATCTTCATCCGTTGGAAGTTCTTCAATGTTCATCGCCTTTCTAATCTTGGCGATTTCGCTCATTTTAACAGCAATTTTGTTTAGCTCTAGAAGGCTAAGCCCCAAGTCACCTTGGTTTCCTGTTTCTAAGTTGCTGTCTTTATTTATTGCATCAACAAGCTCTCTTCTTCTGCTAAGAACACGCTTAGCATCGTCTCCTGCAAGAGTTTGACCAACCACATCGCTTAGCGCTTGTTGGCTAAAGAAATTTTGTTGGTCGCCACTAAAGAACTTTTGCAAGAAGCTTTGTTGGTTAAAAGCAAGAACGTCTGCTATTGAGTTAGCTAAGTCAGATAAATCAAGGTCTGAGTTGGTGCCGTCATCATTGGCTAGACGGTTAATTATATCCATCATGGACCCAGGAGGTATTGACCCATCTGGGTTTTCTTGTTGATTTAAATCAGTTAACTCATCATAGAAATCCATTTGAAGTCGAGCAGCAAGCGCAGAACGTTGCGACCTATCTTCTAAATTAAACTGACCATCTTCAAACTCTTGTTTAAGTCTTTGTTGTGGAGTACGAGTATCTCTACCAAGAATTCCAGCAAGAATCGTGCTAACAGACTGAGATTCAACATCTTTAAACAGCGCGTCAGTAAAGTTTGTTAAAACTGTTGCATTAGGGTTTGTGTTACCCCCTTCGCCAGCAGCCCCTGTTGCTTCTTTAACTAACTGTTTAGTAAGAGCTTTTATCTCTTTACGAGTACCTTCGGTAATTGCACCAAACTGTGCTTTCTCCTTTTCTGCTTTCCGACTTGCTTTATCAAGTTCTTTTACAGAATCATCGATAGCGCGAAGGCCAGCGTTGTCTGCATTAGAAAGATTTAAGTCTTCAAGCTTAGAAACCAAACGAAGTTTAAAATCGCCGCTTAAACGCTTTTCAATGTCTTTGCTTGTATCAAGCATGTTCTTTCTAGTTTTAAATATGCTTCTGTCAATCAAGCCAAAGTAATCAAGTACGTTGTTCTTAAAGTTTTCAAGGCCACTAGTAATAGGCTCCCAGAACAAATAGCCAAGAGTTAAGGCAGAAATAGCTGAAACAATGGCTGCAACAATACTAGCAGGTATACTAAGGACACCCGCCACGGCTGTACCAACAGCAATCGTAATCATACGTGCAACTTGTTTGATAAGTCCACCAAACAAACCAACCATAACCCGTTTAATGCCATTAAAAGCAAGCTTAAGCCCATCAGCAATTATAGTTGGAAACAACGACACAAAGCTAGCTGCTCCGATTGCCATTTCTAAACCAAATTGAGAACCAATGCTTTCTCCTTCTAAACCTTCAGCAGAGGCCATTCCTGCCATTGCTGCTGTAGCTAAACCTGCAAGGGCTGCAATACGACCAAAACGACCCATAGAGAAGGCACTAAAACGACTAACAGCTACCGTAGCAACAGCCATAGATGCTCTTACTGAAGCAGCTACGCTTGCCATGCTAATAGCGGCTCTAGTTCTAAGTAAGCCAAATACAAGAGAAGCTTTTACACCAAACCCTGCAAAGAAGGCAGTAGCTGTAGCCAAGTGAGTAGCCGCAAACGCTGTAATTGAAGCATAGGCTGTTGCTGCAGCGGCGGTTACAGTAGCATAAGCTGCCGTGGCTGCTGCGCTTATTTGAGCAAATACTAAAGCAGCTTGAAGCTGTAAACCTGCAAGACCACTAGCCGCAAAAGCAGCTCTCATAGAAACACCAAGGGCTTGTATGGGGGCTACTAGCCTCTGAAGAAGTGCAATAGTGTTTTGTTCTCCAAATAAAGCATAACCAATCATACCTCCGCTTAATGCGTAATCAAACAAAGAGGCTTCAGCATCACTTGTAAAAGTTGCAAAGAGAGATTGTACTCCAAGTAGACCAACACCTACCGTGGCGAGTCCACCTCTTGCACCTGTTGCGCCGTACAACCACTGGTTAATAGCACCAGTAGCACCAATTCTTCGAGTAGTGCCTTGAACTAGAGAACCGAACTGACCGTTAATAGTTCCTATGAGGCTTCTAAAGCTACTAGAGAATACAGCCAAAGTCATTGAGCCAAATAGTATTCCAGATATCAGGCCACTTCCTGGGATTAAAGTTAGTAGACCTCCAATAACACCACCTATTTGGTCTCTCATTTCTCTTCCGAAAGCAGAAATAAACTGGAAGAAACCTGTAATTATGTCAGGTATGCTGTCAATTAAGAACGCTACAAAAGAACCTGCAGCCTTACCGAGAGCAACCCCCATATCTCCGAAGAACCCAGAGCTGCTCAGAGAGCCAAAGAGTGAGCTGCCTATGCTAGTACCGATAGCTCCGATAATACCTAGCTTCAAAACAGTAAGTGTGCCAGCTATGGCAGCAGGGAAGAACGCTGCGGTTAACCCCGCAAGTGCCGCACCCGCAATAACAGCCGCAATAGTTGGGCTGGCCTGTTTAATAGAGTTATAAATAGCTGCGCCTGTTTCACCAAGAGGCCCAAGGATAGCTTTTATAGTTTCTCCTAAGCCATCTTCCATAGCAAACTTAAGAGGATTTTCTATTACTTTTTGAAGACCACTAAAATCAATATCAGCAGTTATCTTTGAAGAGTAATTCCCGATAGAATCAAGAATAGGTTCTATTTTGTCTTTTGCTATTCTGTAGTATTCAACTATCTTACTAGCAAATGCCTTTACACGGCTTTCTGTTTTACCTAAGAATTCTTGGGCAAGGGAAAAAGTCATTTCCATAGTGTCAGTCCACCATGAGTTGCCAATTACCTCATCATAAACCCAAAAGAACTTTCTTTCAATAAGTGTTAAGTATTTATTAACTGCGTCCCAAGCGGTCTTTAGACCTTCGGCTGCAACCATGCCAATGTTCTTATACATTCTTGTACTGTCATCTAGGGCGTCCATTGCAGAGCCTTGGAACATACGTACAATACGTTGGTTAGCAGTAAGGAACGTGTCTTCATAAAGGTTTGATATTACTCTAAAGCCTTTTTGATAAGCTTTAGTGACTGTAGCTATAATGTCTTTTGTTGTAGCTAAAAACGCTTCACCTGCTTTTTCTAGAGGCTTAAGAATTTCTTCAGAGTTAGCAGAAAAGTTTGCATAGAGGCGTTGTATAATGTCAATAATTCTTTCACCAATAAACAACACACCAGAAAAAGAAGCTTTAATTGCTCTAGCATTTTCAACAATAGTTCTTACAATTTCTGTTCTGTTTGCTTCAATCGCATCAGTTAACTTTTGAACTCTTGTAACAAAAGAACCTGTGATGTTTAGCTCTCTACTAACTTCAGCGGTAACCCGTTTAATTTGGTCTCTTAACACAGTCATTGCCTGTGCAGAGGTTACTTGCATTGTTTGAAATTCTTCGTTTAAAGTCTCTGACTGGTCAAGCAAAGCTTCAAAGACCACTTCTGTAGTAATCTTGCCTTGTTCAGCCAATCCCCTAAGAGCACCCATAGGCTCTCCCATTGAGTCAGCAATTGCTCTAGCAAGTCGTGGTGCTTGTTCTAACACTGAGTTAAGTTCTTGCCCACGCAACTGACCAGAGGCTAAGCCTTGACCAAGCTGGAACAGAGCCGCCCTAGCAGACTCAGCAGAGCCACCAGAAATAGTTGTTGCTTTAGTTACCGAGTCAATGGCTTTAAGGATGTCTTCTGTAGACTCCCCTGCAGCTTTTAAAGACACACCAAAGCGGTTAAAAGTTTCAGCAGCTGCGTCTACAGGCTGACGACCATTTTTAGCAATCTTAAACAGAGAGTCTAAGGTTTTATTCATTTCTTTGTTGCGACCTGTAACGAGCGCAATACGGTTTTCCATGTTAGTTAGAGAGTCAGTTGCGCCATTAATAGAGCGCGTAACACCTCTAATACCAAAAGCAGCACCAACACTACCTGCTAGTCCGATAAAAGACCTGCTAATGTTCTTAACACGGCTGTCAATACTGTTCATACTCTTGTTAAGTTTGTTCAGGTCATTTCTTGCTTGAGCACTATTACTGCGTACTCGAATTTCCACGCCACTCATGGCATACTCCTTTAATAAAAATGCCCCTAACGTTCTCCATATAAGAGAGCCATCAGGGGCAGTGATTAGTCTATTTCATCAGTTATAACACCGACAGTAGATAGTACTTGTTCGATAAAGTATTTAGGTGCCTGTTGGCTGTGGCCTTTATTAAGCTTGCCAATATAAGGAACCTTGTTTTCAATAACAGCACCGTTAGTGCCATCCATTTCTTTTACTGTATAAGTATTCCAGCCACTACGGGCTTTACCTGTGTCTACAGGGGTTACTTCTCTTAAAGTTTTAGTTGCTAAATCAACCTTAGCGGCTATATCTCTGTTAGCTAACTTTTCAGCTTCGCGGCGTACTCTTCGCATTTCTTTCTCGAAGCCTACTACTTTTAGTGATACACTGACTGTCATTTATTTCTCCAAGTCGTTAAAGTTCCAGTTTGAATCGTCACCACCTCTGGCATTCTTCATCATAGAAAGAATAAGCCCTTTGGGTTGTGCTTGTGCGTTATCTGCTTCAGACTGTTTCTTCATAGCAGCTATAGAGGGAAATAAACTTTCAGGCTTCCCTTTAACACCTTGTGCTGCAAGCAACATATAGGTTCTTTGGTCATCCTGCCAACCTTGTGGTCTTTTCTTAAAGTACGTAATCCACTTAAGAAGCTCTGTGTAAGACATTTCATTTTCCAGTTTGTATACTGGCATGTGTAACATATGAGCAATCTCAAACATAGTTTCTTCAGTGGGGGTTAGTTTCCCGCTGTAGGGTCAGTAAGACCAGAGAAGGACATTACTGTTTCTGATACTGTAGTCAACTCTCCTAAAGGGAAAGTATCAAATTCTTCATTAGTCATTTCAGCCGCGCCAACGACAGCCATCCGGAGAATCTCACGGAGTAAGTCAAGTTGGTGGTCATCTGAAGGATTCTTTACTTTGGCTGCTTTCTTAACCATTTCTTGAATCGATAGGACTTCTTTAACTGAAAGCTTGCGGATTTCCACTTCATTTTCCATGAAGGGAACTTTTTGTGTAACGGTCTTGCCAACTAAATGTTTCATAGGGTATTTTCCTTAATTTAACTTATCTGTTTCTTTAAATAAACTGGGATTTGCTTCTTGAAAGTCGTCTAACATTTTACGACAAGTGTGCAACACAGACAGGGTTTCCATAATTTCTTTACCTGTTTCGGTGTTGTTGTCAAAGTCTTTAAAACGCTCAAACGATTTTCTTATGCTAATATCAATGCTTCGTCTCATGTGGCGAAAAGTAGTTCTCATGACGAAGGCTTTGCTGAATGGTTTATCCATGCTAATGCTTCTTTCAGGGATAGAGTCGGAGGTCTCAATTAAGAGACCCCCTTAACTTACTTAGCTTGCTGCAACAGTTGCAGGGCCAATAAAGTCAGACTGTGTTGACAAGGTAACAGTTGCAGTAGTTGCGTCTGTCAAGCTTGGGTTTACCAGAACCGCTTCAACTTTACCGTTGAAATAGAACATGGTGTTAGCTTTCGCTAGAGTAGCGGCAGCTGCTTCGTCTTGAGTACAAGCAGTGTCGGTCATCATGAAGCGGAAAGTTACAGCTTTGCCAACCAGCTTGTGCAGTTCGTCTGCGTCAGCTGCGTTGTAGTTGATTGTTACGTCAAGGCTAGGCGCGTCTGCTTGGCCTTGTACCTGTGAAGAGGTCTTTTGACCGTATACAGGGACGTTAACGATGTTAGCAGGTGTACCAACTGAAGGGAATTCCCGAACAGAAGGCATACGGTAATGCCCAGCAACACCAGTAGTGTCGCCATCGGCAGTGTTAGCAGTTCCAGGAGTCGAGCCTACAAACAACGCAGCGTATTCAGCTGCAGTGTCGGTAGCCGCCAGTGGTGCTACTGTGTTAATGTCGAGATAGGTAAAGATACCCGCCCGAAGGTCAGAAATATGAGCCATTTTAATTATTCTCCGTATTTGGTAAATGGAATTATGTATGATGCACTATAGAGTGAACTGTTAGCAGGGTCAAGCCCTTCTATTGATAAATAGGACGCTCCAAGTTCTGTGCCATTAGTTAGATGTTTATGCTGCAAAAGATTGTTGAGGAATTCGGCAATAGCCATAACTCTTCTTTGTCCTTCTCCTGCTTTTACAAATATTTTAACTGCGACTAGTCCTTTTTGCTCTTTGTAAGCATCGTAACCTACAGTCTCACCTGTTGTTGGCATTACTTTAAGTTGAACATACTCAGTAACATTCCCTATCTTGCCCATATAGTTGTCAGGCAAAGTAACAATGTTGTGCGTAGTCCAAGTTGAAGAGGCAAAAACCGCTTCGATATCAGTAATAATTTTATTATACACTATATTTTCTCCTTGCTCAAGTTAAGAGATATGACAAAGTCATCATCTGAGAAATCAATAATGTTGTACACTTCTTTACCGATAGTAAGCGTGTCGTACAAAGTAACAGCCTGTCCGGACTTCATCATAGCAGTTGTCTTAAAACTTTCACTACCAGCGCGGCGTGTTGTTTCAAGGATTACTTTAACTGTTATCGATTTGGAAGTAGAGGAGTTTTGTCCTGTACTGAAGTCATAGCCTGTTACAGTCTTTGTTGACAGTTTGCCGCTAACAACTAAGTCTCCAGCAGCAGTAAACGCTTTGTCTACTGCGCTCTTGAGTTTAGCTCTTAATGACATCAGTTCATCCTCCACCATGAACCGCCTTGACCGCCACTATTTTGACCAGACCGAACTAGGTCTTTTAGTCTATTAGTGACAAGCGCAGGGGTTTTAGAAATGCGTGATACATCCCCATTGGAGTCGGATACACTGATTGAACCAACAGTAATGCTCTCGTAAGTTTGAGTGCTTCCTGTGAGTAGGTCTTCGTTGTTGACTAGGTGCAAAGCCTGTTCATAAACAGCAACTTTAACTTCGTCCGGCACCACAGTATCTGCTACGGTTACTTGCAAACCAAGACGGTTTGAGTAATAGATAGCGTTCTTGCGAGGCCAAGCCAGAGCTTGGGAGGAACTAACAGCATAACCAATCCAAGCCCTGTCATCTACTAACGAGTTAGCAGTGACAAGTGCCTGTTCTTTGATTTCGTCTGTAGCATCAAACCAATTTGCACTGTCTATGCGAGTCTCAAGATACGTATCCGCACCATCAACTGACACATAACTGTTTGTGTTTAGCGTTAATGCCATTAGTTCGCTCCTATTATATTAAGCGTGGAAGATAGGCAGGATGCCCAAGTTCAATGCGTCCATTTTACGAGCGTACGAAGCAGCGGCTGCAAAGTTAGCATTAGTTGCGAACGCGCTAGTTGCGCCAGCCCAGTCGTAACCCATTGGGTGCATTGCATAGCCCCAACGGTACCATACGTTAGTCGAACCACCACCAGTGTAAGAAGCCGCATTGCGGTCTACTTCAACAGGAGTTGGGACAGGCATGGCAGCAGAAGCAACAACACCTGGCTTCAGAACGAAAGAACACTTAGTGCTTTGTGCGTTCAGGTCGCCAGTAGCAGCGCCAGATACCATTTGGTTGGCACGAGTCATAATCAAGCGGAATTTACCAGCAAAGATTGTGTTGAACTCAAGGTTTCCGTCTGTGACGAGGGTTTCGTCAATCAGGTTAGCAGCACGCATTTCAGCCATAACTTCTGGGCTGGTTACGAGGTACATAAAGTCTGGTTCGTAGTCTTTGAAAGCAGCGCCGATAGAACGGAACAAACGCTCACCACGGGCAGCGCCAGCAGCAGACGAGTCGAACAATTTACGGGCATCCGAAGAACCAGTTGCAGCAGCACCGTGCAGACCCAGAGCGTTAATGTCGCAGAACATACCAGTAGCAGCAACGTCTACGTCTGTGTCGAATGCGATAACACCACCGTTACCTGAACCACCTTTGTCACCAAGAGTAACTTCGTTCAGTGCAACACCTTTAAGTACGGACAACAGAGCGTCATGCTCGTCTTGTGCGCGAACTTCTGCGAAGTCACGAGCAATCTTAGCCAGACCGTCTTGCTTCGAAATGGTTTCTTGCATGTTTACTTGCTCTGCACCGAAG